GTTACTCAAAGAAATTTATTCTGTTGATTTGGCCAATCATTGGGCAAATCTCATGGTCGGAAGATCGTATATGACTCCCAAAAAGCGTGGTCGTTTAGCGAATTACATGGAAGGAGAGGATTATCCGTCTCTTGTACAGTATTCGGTAGGACAGCCTATGGGAGCTTTATCGTCTTGGGCCATGTTAGCCTTGACTCATCACCTAATCTTACAATCCTGTGCTCATTTGTCAGGTGTTACTCCAAGTAACCGTCGATTCACAGAATACGCTATTCTGGGAGACGATATGGTTGTTTGGAATAAGCCCGTGGCTTTGATGTATCTTAGAGTTCTTAAACGTTTGGGTGTAGAGTGTGGTCTAGCAAAATCTATAATCTCTCCGAAAGGAATAGGTTTAGAATTTGCGAAGAAAACAATTATTGATGGTATTGATGTAAGTCCAATTCCATTCAAAGAAGTTGTTTCAGCCCATAGAAATATGGCGGCCATGAAAGAGTTTGCTTTGAAATACAAACTTACTCCTGCTCAAATATTAAGAATACTTGGTTACGGTTACAAAGTTGACCCAACCAAGATTTCAACAAAGATGGTTTCTGTCTTGAACCTATCTTTAATGATTCCTAAGACATACAAAGACTTAGTACAAACCCTAAAACTTGATATACTTCAAAAGAATTTCAACCTCAATAGCGAAGACTTTGCTCTTATGCTATTTGGTTTTGAGGGAGAATTCTTCCCTGAATTATTTCCAGATTATGAAGTGAAGAAAGTATTAATGAAAATCATTGAAAGTGAGAGAGACTCTCTCTTCGATGACATTAATCACCTTCTTCTCAGACTTAAACTTAAGAGAGAGCAGGTAGCTGCTGATGTTACAGGACGAAAACTTAAACGGTTGTCTAAGTATTCTAATCCTAAAACACTAGTAGATTACCTGTTAACGGATGGTAGTATTACATCCATCTCTCATGAGTTAATAGATATCCACAATGAATTGTGTGGATATGTAGAATCTGCTAAAAAGTGGTACGGTTTATATTCTTTGTCGCGGTCTGAAGCCGGACCGTCACGACTATACTGGGTGAACTCGGAACAATTTCCCAAAGAACTTGAAGATTTACTAGTCTTCATGTTTTCTGCGAGAAAGAAAATCGAAGGATTAGGTATTGACCCAATACTAAACCCTAAGAGAAGTTCCTCGGAATCCCCTATAGATCATGAACAACGAAGAACACTAAGATTATGGATACACTGGGCATCCATCTTACATAGAGCGAAACTTGATGACATCAAGTAAAATAAGTTGTTATCACTCGCGAACGATTTTAAATATAATTATAAAATTATATAAATCACTTCACAAAGCAATACCTTTCTTTAGGAGATCCAGATTGTTAACTCATTTGGCATTATTCAATGTCCATCGAGCTACAGCTGGAGGTAGACTTACTTTATTCGAAATCTTATCTTCAAGAAATTGGATGAAGTTTTTCGGTATTATTTTAACCGTCCAAGTTTGGACTGTTATTACCGTTTCAAGTTTACTCTGTTTAACCTTTTGTGGTCTTACAGTTTTCGACAAATTAGGTTTTGTGCCTGAGAAGGCTTGGTATTATTTTAATATCGAAAGTGTGGCCTATATAGCTAGCTATATAGTATGTCTCTCAATGGGATGGACGTTGATAGTTACGTTCAACCATTTTGGTGACATTATGGCCATGTATCAAGGTAGTCCAGTAAATTTCATCTGGACTGCTTTTGGACATTTCTGGGTGACGAATGTGTCTATGGGAACTGAGTTCTTTCAGACACTATTGTCTAACCCAGGTTCACTCTCCGATACTAGAGTAATCCTAGAATTAAGATTAATGATCGATTCATTTGCATGGATCTGTGATCAGGGTTCTAATTTTGCTCTGAATTGGTTACCCAATTCAATTAGCAACTTTTTGACTCCAATCAAAGTATACATTGCATTGAAGTTTAACTTAGGAGTCTTATATCTTTGTAC